GGACGATCCTTGTAAAAAAGGTGGTGCCTGCAGGTGAAGATAGGCATCATCAAAGAGGTGTCCTGCAGGATGTGGGTGTTTACCACAGTATTGATGACTTTTTAGTTTGGTTCAGTAAAGAAGTGGTAAAGCACACTTCAGAGCAGGATATGGTCACAGATGCGATGTCTGCGATGTCGAGCATTGAGATTTGCCCCATCTGTTATCGAGTTAAATCGAAATGCCGATGTGAAGTGCAAGCTGAAGTTTCGGAAGTGGAGTTGGCTCCTTATGAACCAACTGTACCGCATTTCATTCACACGCCAGGAATCACCTTACAAGGGTGTATTGCGCAGAATGTCACCACTTTTATCTGGTGTATTCTTGCTTGGTACAAAATGCTCTCATATCTCAATCAGGATAATCTCCTGGGTGTGTGTGTGAAACTAATCTTTGGTGAATTTTGGTACTGGAACATGATTTGTGGTTCGAAATATCGGAACACTATTATACGTTTCTTGTTAAAAGGGGCGGGACAGTATGCTTATCGGTCTTTTAATCCAAAACCAGTTTTTGCAAAAATTGCAACTTTTGGTGCGGTGTTAGTAGGAGCTTATTTGTTTCTACATAAAGTGCGTGGTGTATTTGAGGTTCAAGGTCAATCTGTCAGTGTTCCTACTGCTGAAAAACCGGCTCCTGTGCCCACCACGGGTGTACCAGCACCAGATGCTGATCAAAGACCTAGTGTTTCATATGTAAATGAGTTTCAAATCTCATCTGCAGATCTCTCACAATCATCTTTGTGTGCGAAAGGTGATCCATCTATAGTGGAAAAGCATTTGGAAGCTGCAGTTGTAGTGTTCCATTCGTCTGGAGATAAGGTACGTTCAGTGCTTGCGGTCAATGTGAGAGGAAACACCTATGTGTGTAATAGTCATGGGTTGCCACCAAGTGGAGATTTTCATCTGAATGTTATTGGTCAAGTGAACAGTAATTTGAATACCAACGTTAGTAAAATTCTTGTGACAGAGAATATGATCTGGCGACATCCTTCTTTGGATTTGGTTTTCATTCGATTGCTTACTCGTCCTCCTGGTTCTGATTTGACAAAATTTTTTGTTTCAGAATCATACACAGGGAAAATTGAGGGTAGATACTTTGGCAGAGATGTCACAGGTAAAGTATGGAAGCGAGATATTGCAGCCATTTATCCAGAAGTTACCAGTTGGCCATTTCATGGTCTGATTTGTAACTCTCGCGTATGGATGGGCAAAACACGTGATCCCACCTCTATGGGGGATTGTGGTGCACCTCTATTGGCTTATACACCTGCTGGACCTATGATCTTAGGTATACATACTCTGGGATCAAAAGATACAGTGGCTGCAATGCGACTGGATCGCGAAATCTTGGATTTGGGTCTAACACAATTAGAACCTACATTTGTTTCGCGTGGACATCCTAAAATCTCTGCGCCTAGTGCACCACGAGTCTTAAGTGATTTGAGTGTACAAAGTGTGGCCCACACCGCTAATCCGGGTTCAGCCAATGTGATGGGATCCTTCACTGGATACCGTGTTCGTGGAAGAACCAATGTTACCAAAACATTGATTCACGATGCAGTCTCAAAATTAGGTTACACCACAGATAAAGTGGCTCCTGACATGGGAAAACGGCCGTGGCGCGTCGCTATTGACGATATGACTCGTCCTGTCACATTGCTTGACAGTTCCATTTTGGAAAAAGCAAAAGAAGGCTATATAGCTGACACCTCCCACTTGGAAACAGATCGGATCATGGTGTACGATGATGTCGTAGCTGTGAATGGTGCAATGGGCGTGAGGTATTGCGATAAGATGAATCGCAAATCCAGTGCGGGTTGTCCGTACAAGAAGTCTAAGAAAAACTTTTTAGAACCTTACTTTTCTGAATTGGGAGATGACATGGTCATGCCAGTGGAGGAGATTAAGGAGCGAATGAAGGAGATCATCGACACCTATAAAAGAGGTGAAAGGTGGCATCCCGTTTTTTGTGGGCATCTGAAGGATGAACCTGTGGCTCAGAAGAAGTTTGAGGCCGGGAAAACACGCGTTTTTACATCTTCGCCTATGGCGTGGACTATTGTTGTTCGCAAGTATCTACTTTCAGTTATTGTGTTCATGCAAAACAATCGAACTGCGTTCGAGTGTGGTCCTGGTACAATTCCCCAAAGTTTAGAATGGGAACAGATTCGTGAGTTTCTGGTGGCACATGGTTTGGAAAGACTTGTGGCTGGTGATTACGGAAAGTTTGACAAGCGAATGCCAGCAATGGTGATTCTTGCTGCTTTTGATGTCTTAATTGAGATTTGTAAAAGAGCCGGTTATACTGATGAGGATATCAAAGTTATCCGCGGCATAGCTGTGGACACTGCGTATCCTAATGTAGATTACAATGGTGATCTCATTGAATTTTTTGGTGGTAATCCATCAGGCCACCCTCTCACTGTTATCATTAACGGGATTGCGAACTGTCTTTATGTCAGATATTGCTATACCGTTTTGAATCCGCTCAAAGAGTGTACCACTTTTCGGTCGAATGTTCATTTGATGACTTATGGTGATGACAATGTAATGGGGATTAGCAAATCTGCCCCTTGGTTCAACCATACATCGATACAGCGAGTGCTTGCACTTGTGGATATCGAGTATACGATGGCCGAGAAGGAAGAGGCGTCACGCCCATATGACCCAATCACCAACGTTTCGTTTTTAAAACGAACGTTTCGATGGGATGCAGAAATTGGTGCCTTTGTCGCCCCACTGTGTCCTTCATCTATAAGCAAAATGTTGCTTGT